TATGCTTCAAGCGCCTTTATCTGGGCCGCCAGAATCTTGTCGATTGCGTACTGCCCTAAACTGATTGCCAGTGTTACCCAGTTGGCTTGGAGCGTCTTCATCGTTGCGGCCATTGCCGCACCGGATTTCGAGAATTGTGCGCTTCCTTTTGCAGCACGTACCATTGTCTCGTAATACTGCTGCATGTTTGACGCCAGAAGCGAGACAACTGGGCCAAACTTAGTGCCTTGCAGGGCGAGCTGTCCTACAACCGTCGCCTGTTGCCCTATCTTCGCCGTCGTCCGGTTGACGGCCTTCTCCATGTCAATCTGGAGCTTGTCGAACTTGCGCATCTCCGCAACCGACTTGTTGACGCCTCCGCTAAACTCGCCAGTGTTCAGGGCAAGCGAAATATATATGCCGCCAACTTTTGCAGCCATACTATACCTGCCTTGCTCCTGATGTCTTTAGGCGAGCCAATAGGTCGTTGACCGTCCTAGCACCGCCGATGCCGGACGTTTGGCGGGTCAAGTGGTTAACCCACATCTCATATTCTCCCGCGTCCATCTCTCTCTCAATCTCCCCGACAAACCGCCCCGTCGCCTTGCTGATCTCTATCAGGATTGCAGCGGCGGAGCGGTGGTAGGGTTTACCTGTGGCGTGATAAGATCGCGCGCCATAATCGCCACGTCGATAATTTCGGTCGGTGACAAGGCCTCTTCAACGTCTTCGCACGTTGCGAACACTGGCGCCCCGTCCTCTTCCTGCGTGCTGATGCGAACCAGGTCAAGGTCCGTCAACCCTGCCGGGTCGAACTCGGCACCAGGTCCAGCCGCCTGCTGCTCGGAATGGCACTTGCGCACCAGATCGAGAAACCGGAGGTATTCGCGGACCCTCGGCTTGAAGACGTAAAACGCGGCCGGGTTCGAGCCTGCCGGGAATGGCTTGCGCTCGAACCTTGCCGCCGCTGCTGCTCGGTCAAACGACATGGCACCCGCTCCTTGCTTAGATGATTGACGCTGTGGCTGTGCCGTAGACCGGAGCGGCCGTCAGGCTAAATGTGCGAAGAAGTGTCACCTCCTCGGCATCGCCACCAGGACGCGGCACTTCGCCGACATACCCGCCAGCCATCCATATACGGATGATCTCGTGGGTTGTCGCCGTGCCGTCCTTGTCTGCCGGGATGTCAAGCCGCAACGTGCCAGACGTGCCCAGGACCGACGTAATTCCCGCCGCCGTCGCGTTGACCGAATAGACAAAGTTCCCGTAGTCCTTGAGACGACCCGGAAGTTTGACGGTTGCCGTGTCGTCCAGCTCGGTGGCGATACGTTGCGCCGCCGTGCCTTCCGGCAGGCTATCGATCCCGACAACGTAGCTGACCGCCGTTGAGGTGGCCGTGTCGCTGGTCGAGGTGACCGAGTAGAGTTTGCTTCCTCTAATGTTCAGTGTGCTTGTGCTTGCCATTTCGTTTCTCCTGTTCTGTCTTACTCTCTGACCACGGCAAGCACGTCAATGCTCGCTGCCGGTATCAGTTGATTGTATCCCTCGGACGTGACCGCTATGTCGGTCGGTCCTGAGCGTATGTCCAAAGCGCGGATTATACTGTTAGGCGTAAATGCTCGCACCGCCGCCATGACCGCATCGGTGAGCGTGTCCAGGTCGGCAACCGTTTTTGCCTGGCACTCGATAGTCAGGCCGATTGTGCCGCGCTGTGGCGAGCCGCCAGATAGCAGCGGTGGCGAGCTGGATCCGCTGCCGCGCTTCCAGGCAATGTACGGGCGCGCCGGATCCAGCGGCATACCGGGCATGGCGTAAATGCGCGTGCCAACGATAGCCGTAATGCCGGACGTGGTTAGCGCCGTGGCTATTGCCGCTCGTATGCTCGCTGCTCCCATCTCTCAATCTCCTACAAAACCGGGCGTCGCTCGGGACCGCCCGTCGCGGGTGCCACCGCGAAATTGTTACCCGGCCTCAGATGCCTTGCGCTCTACTATGTCCCCGATGATGCGGCCCACGTTCGGAATGAATGATTCCGAGTTGGCCGCAAATGCTGGCCCAAGAAACGGTTTTGGACGCGTCCCTGGGTGCGTGAACGATTCTATGCCCTTGCGCGTGCGCATCCGGTATGGGTGCGGGCTAGTGCCAAACTCTACAAGGTGCGCGTATTTGGACGGTCTGGCAATCGGCGCAATCATGCGAGGGTTGGTATATGCACTCATGCGCGGTTGACCAATTCTCACCTTGCGCTTGTCCGGTCCTACTATCGTGCGAATGGTCTCTTTGTTCGGGTTGATCTTTGAAACCGCGATAATGGAGTCTCTGAGCGCGCCCGACCGCACAGCTTGAACGGAAACCACGTTAGACCGCGCATCTCTAAGCATGGGACCAGCGGCGAACTGTATGGCGTTGCCGATCTCCTGTTGCGTCGAAACACGCAGCAGGCCGCGTAGCTTGCGGATGGCTTCATTTACGCCTGTCACAGTTACATTTGCCGACGTTGGCATGAACAGCTCCATGTGTGGTTGCGCGTATCGTCTGCTATGATTTGTGATATCTGATAGATTTTCGTGCCGTCCGTCGAGGCAAACCGGCAAGCGGGGGTCAGGTCGGGATATGTGCTTTTCCTGATTCTCACTTCGAGCTGTTCCTCTGTTGACATGGCATCGAGGGCGAAGAGGCTCTCCCGCGTGCCCATCGGTATGATGTCGCACCATACCGTGCCGACCGTCTGCCATGACTGCGTTACAACGCCGTCAGCCGCCGCACTGTCGGCAGGCTTCTGAAGCGTCAGGCGGTATCGCATTCTCCCGGCTCTCATACGACTGGGCTCCAAACATGGGCGGCCATCAGGGCCATCAAGCCAAATGGCAGCTTTGCAACGATGGTCCCGGTCACAAGCGGCTCGCGGTTCTCATACCACTGAGCAACCATCATCTTGATCGCCAGGTTGATCTCTTCTGGCACGAACTCTCCAGAGTCGCCATACCCGCACACGATGTCAACCATCCATGGTTGCGCGCGGTCGTCAAGCGATGGCGGGAACGTGCCACTTATCGTTTCGAGAACGCAATCATTCGCCGGGTCGTTGAGGTTTACCAGCCGGTAGGTGTCGGAATCGACCGTCTGCAAGTCACCCGCGCCGTCGTAGTATTTGACGGTGGCCGATTGCACGTTAGGATATGGCAGTTTATAACCATCGCCAAGGCAACGAGGCAACCAGCGCACCGTCTGAGTAATCAGCTTGCGGGCCAGCATCCCCTCGCACCGCTGGCGAGCCGACCGCAATAGAGCCCCAAGCAAAGCGTCGTCTGCGTCCGTATCAATGCGGCTGTGCAGCTTCAAGCGTTACCGGCTCTTTGTCCGGTTGCACCAATACTATCGGGATGTGATAAATCATCGCCAAACACCTTTCGGCTTGCCATTTTTGCGATAGTCTGCCGCCGTCTGCACGGCGGTTTCCATGCTCTCGTTAGGCCAGGCAATCGCTTCAATGATGTGGCCGACGACGACGCGCGGCGCCATGTAGAGTTTCAGGCCCAGCGCGTTCCACTTGTGCCAGAATGCTATGTCATCATCCTGCCGCCCGTCTCCCCATTCGCCCGCTTCGTTCGGCTTTCCCAAGAACCACGGATGCGGGAACTTCTTTAGCGATGCCGCACGGAATAGCGACAGCCCGAAATGCGCGGACTGAGCGCGGCAGAGCGGATACGTGCGCCACTGTTGCGCGGTCATCTCCTGGTCAATCTTGCCGTCTTGATTTGGCACGCACATAAGCGGACGGTCCCACCCGCGCGCCTGCTGCATGGGTGCGATGGCGTCGGCTTCCGGATAGCTCTCGGCCAGGTAGATCATCTCCGCAACGTCGCGCGGATCGAAGACCGAATCATAGTCAAGCGTGATGATGTACTCGGCCCCTTCGTCCACGCATTGCCGCATGGTGCGCTCAAGGCATTGACCCCAGTATGCCCCGGTTGCCGAGTGCACTACGGCGCCGGGAATGGTTTGCAGCGCGCTTGTCACGCTCATCCATGTAGTCGTGAAACTCACGCGCGGGCAAGAAAGAGCGAAGAAGATTCGAGGAATGGCGGCGCGTGGGGTAATCTTCGTGCCGCGCAGGTTTAGGCTAATCGGATTGCCGGCCGCGTCTGCCATGTCGCTTACCCACGGCTCGATGCGAATCAAACCGCACGCCCGCATTACGGTTGTGAGCTTTGAGCGGTTGAAGACTGCCTGGTGCGCGTCGTTCGGGTCGACGTGGCCGCCGACAAGGAATTGCTCGTGCATGGCGTTCGTGCCAGCAACGTAGCCGTCAACGATCTTGTCGAGGTCTGGAACGGCAAGCGATATCACGCCGCCAGGTTTGAGGACGCGGACCCATTCGGACAGTACGGCCTGTGTATGTTCAAACGGGAAGTGTTCGAGAATGTGCGAAGCGCGGATTTCGTCAACGGATGAATCTGCTATGCCTTCGAGCGGGTAGGCCTGCCGTCCGTCTTTGGCGTCGAGGTTATCCCATCCGTCAATCGGATGTTTGCCCGCGCCGATGTTGAGTCGCGTCTTGGTTTGGTCTGTATTCTGTTCGGTCATGGTGGCACCCATGCTGCGAGGGTTAGGAAAGCCCCGCACAGGGCAGCACCTGTGCGGGGCGTTGGTTCATTACTTCTCCACGAGGGTCGTGGCGCCGATTTCGGTGGCGCTGGTCACGCCAGCGTCAAGCTTCGCGCCAAGGAACAGCAGGGCGGACTCGGCCTTGCCGTTGTTGGTGAGCACGGCGTAGAGGTAGCGCCCGCGAGCCCCCTGAACGTCCACTTGCAGGATGGTCGGCGAAGCGTTCAGCGTGAACGCGGCGATGTCGGAAGTAGTAACCAGCGAGGTCTGCGACGTTCCGGTCGAGGCCGACGTGCTGTCATAGCTGGAAACTTCCAGAGTTGCGGTCAAGGTCGTGGTTGTGCTGACACCGAGAATGGCATACAGCTTCAACTCAGAGCACCCGGCCGCGTCACACGAAGCGGACGCCGTTGCGGCGGTCGTCAGCTGGATGGCTTTCAGAATCTTGAGGTCAGTTTGCATTGTATTTCTCCGATGTGGCTATTAGCCGAGTTTCAGAACGATGGCCGCGCCGCCAACAGTGGAGGTGCCGGGGTCGTGATAGACCGCGCCGAAACGCTCGGTCGCCAGGATGGCTTCCTGGTCGCTTGCGGCGTACAGTTCCACAAGGCGCTGCATGGTCATC